CGCAGTGCTTCCTCTACCACTGGAACAACTACCCGAACGAGCGCGGCCGACTATTCACGGTAAACAACAACAGCGACAACAAGATCCGTGCAGTCATCAATCAATCCATGGGCGTCGTGCCGGGCGTTGCGGATATGATGTACCTGAGCGACACTGGCTTGATCGCAATCGAATTCAAGACCATCACTGGAAGACAGTCGGAAGTGCAAAAGCGATGGCAGGAAACAATCGAAGCGGCCGGCTACCGCTACTACATCATCCGCAGTTTTGAGCAGTTCAAAGAAACCCTAAATATATGAAAACACCAACCTTCATCACTGAAATCGCCAATCGCATGGAAGCCTTTACAGGCGTGACATTTGAGGAGATTTGCACAGGCAATCGCAAGGCCGAAGTTACGCGAGCGAGGCACGCGCTTATGTGGTACCTGTATCGCAAGCATCACTACAAATACAGCCTGTCAGCCATTGGCATATTGTTAAACCGCAACCACACGAGCGTTTATCACGGGGTACAGGTCGTGGACTGGGCGTTGCACAATAATGACCGGCGCTTCAAATTCATAGAAACAATCGAAGACCCTGACTATATTTGCCCACAATGTGGATGCAAGCGAAGTCATACGACAAATGGTTGAAGATGGTACAATCGCTAAGATCGCGGGCAACATCGCGAGTGCTAACTATCGCCAGGACCTGGCTCAGGAAATTGCGATTGCACTCCTGGAGAAACCGCCGGCAAAGATCGAAGCAATGCACAGCCAGGGCTACCTACACTTCTACACCGTCCGGATGGCGATCAACCTATACCGCGGCCACAAGTCACCATTCTCTCAGAAGTACCGGCACCTGGAGGAACGACTGCAGTACGACCAAAACACTCACGATCAAGCCGACGAGAACTATGACACAACCGTTGACGTTCTATGGCAGTCATGTGTAGCGGAGATGGATCGTTGGCACAAGCCGGGAGAATTTCCGTACGACAAGACCCTGCTGCTGGAACACATGAAGACATGGAACATGAAGCTGCTGAGCCGGGAGACAGGGATACCATACAGGTCGATCTGCTACAGCGTGGAGAAGATCAAAGAGCGATTAAAACGAGCCATTGAATTAAACCTATGAACGCACTGATCATCATCATCATCGCCGCACTAGCATCCATCGCCGTGACCAGGGTCCGAGCGCTACCGAGTTGGTGCTACAAATTGCAAGCCTTCAAGATGAAGCCACTGAACTGCATGACGTGTTTGGCATTTTGGATTGGCTTTCTTATTGCACTTTTTTTCTTTCCGTATATTTGTTTAGTGATAGGCCTGGCATCATCGGGTGCAGCGGTCGCAATCGTACAACTATGCAAGATCTGAACACCGAACAAATGCTGGAAGCCATGGCGCTTCGCGTTCACCTGGAAAGGTACCAGGCGTCGCAGACGTTGCGGATCCCACCGGATGACATTAACCGCCTGGCCAAGATCAACGAGCATCTTGGCTATGGACCGGTGAACTGGTGGTGCAGTGGCTGCGTGGTGGAAGCGCTGACCAGGATGTACAGCATCATCGACAAGCAACACGAAGCTAAACCCATCAGCATCAATGCCACTACCTAAGCCATCGCCAGGAGAGAGCCAAGCCGAGTTCATTGATCGGTGCATGGGTGATAGCACAACCGTTGCTGAGTTCCCGGATGCAGCACAGCGCATGGCTGTATGTGCCGGGCAGTTTACATCGCAGAAGTTCGCCGACACCTACGCCGACTACGGTCAGGGAGTGCGCAACAACGCGAGGCGCGGCATCGAACTAAACGAGCGCAACGGCAACAAGTGTGCGACACAAACTGGCAAGGTCAGGGCGCGGCAATTAGCATCAGGTGAAGGCATTAGCCTTGAAACAATCAAGCGGATGCACAGCTACCTGAGCCGTGCTGAAACGTACTACGACAATGCAGATTCAAACAGCGACTGCGGATACATCAGCTACCTGCTGTGGGGTGGCAAGGCGGCACTTGGATGGTCACGAAATAAACTAAGAGAACTTGGCGAACTTGACGAAAAATAGCAAGCAAGAAGAACACGACCTGCATATGAGCAAGCTCGTGAACGTGGGCGCGCTAATGACCGATATGGCCAACATATTGGACAGCCTGAACGACTGCGATGCACCCAACGCATTACACGCGAAGGTGGCTATCTGCGAGAAGATTATTGACATAATGAACAGCGTGGAGGTATGAAGAAGGTAGGAAGGCCACCCGCGTTTGAAAGTCCTGAACAGCTGTGGGATTTGTTCTGCACGTACAAAGCGTGGACGAAGGCAAACCCTTACCGCGTGCAGGATTACGTTGGCAAAGATGGTGCAATGGTGTACCGCGAGAAGGAGCGACCGCTGACGTTTAGGGGATTTGAGGGCTACCTTGCAGAAGAAGGGTGGTGCTTTGATTTGTCAAGATACCAGAAGGGCGAGGGCGAGCATCACGAGGCGTTTGTCCCCATCCTTACCCGCATACGCGCGACCTGCGACCGCGATATGGTTGAGGGCAGTGGTGCGAATGTGTACAACAGTGCCATCGCAGTCAGGGTGCTTGGCTTGGCCGACAAGCAAGAGCAGAAGGTACACATCGAACAGCCGCTATTTAATGACGACTTATGACCCTAACCGAACTACAACACCTGCACCACAGTTGATTGATCAGCGACGCATCCGAGCCCCCCTTCGTGTGTGCATAGATGTAGATGGCATCCAATTCTTCCAGGCTCGCTTTGTGCATCTCGTTGAGTGTCGCTTGCTCCCAGGCCGTGGTTCTCTCGGTCACTACCTGGTAGCGCCCTGCAGGAAGCACCTGCGCCAGGAATGCTTTGACTTCTTTGCGGTTCTGCGGCTGCCCGACGATGCCAATTCTGATCTCGTGCAGTGCGTTGCCTAGACCGTAGTTGCCGAGCGCCATGAAGTGCTGATTGGCTAGCATATGCCAGCGGCCGTCAGCAAAGATGTGGTAGTAGTGGATTAGTCGCATGGGTGCAAATTTAGTCCATCCACTTGCCATCGTGCATCAAGTGCCACCATCGATGACGCAACACCTGCACAATCAAGTCAAATAAGGAATTGGCGTAGTACACGCCCGCACCGCAGTGCAATTCAAATTTGTAGTTTGTTTTCATGGGTGCGCTAAATTACTACATACTTCCCGGAATTGTGAACACCGAGTTTGTTCAAGGCCACGTAGCGCACCGCATCGATAGCGTGGTTATACTTATCAATCGGCACTCCCAACGATGCACCCGTGCGGTCAGTATCCCAAGTGTAGTTGCGTAGTTCCTTGATGAGGTTCGTGCTGGTCTTGGTCACCTGAATGCTGAACCTATGCAGTATGTCGATGGAATTGCGGATGCTGTCCTGCCCCTTCTGCGCTGGCTTGATGTTGAATCCAAGGCGATGCACCTCCTCAATGCTTTTCGGCTCTGCTGAATCCGCGACAATCTCCCACGCCCGATTGATGCCAAACTCCCGCAACTTGGTCGCGATGTCTTGGTTCGTCAGGTTGTTGGCGTACAGCAGTTCGTGAAGGGTCAGCGTGTCGCCTGACCTGTACACAGCCACCAATGCGGTCGGGTCTAACGTGTACCCCCAGTCCAAGCCAATCGCGACCAACTTCGATGTCGTGTAGTTAATCTCATCCACCTGCGTCCAGTCGCTGAATATCACGCCCTGCACACTGCCGACCTGACCAAGACCGTACACCCTCCACCTGTTCGCCCAATAGCTGGATGTCTCCGCCTTCTCCCTTGCCGCTTCGATGTCCTTGCGGATGGTGTCGGGTAGTGCTTCGTTATCGAGATAGGTCAATATAATCAGTTGCGCGTCATCCTCACGAAGCACCTCCGTATGCGCCCAAAATTCGTGCGTTGGGTTGTAGTCGATGTAGATTGTCCCGCTCGTACGGATGGCTAACTGGTAGTAGCTCTCAAAGTCGATGTTGTTTGCTTCGTTTATGTACAGCACCTGCCGCCTTGCACCTCTGAGCCTTCCCTCGCTATCTGCGCTGAAAAACTCGATGGTGCTTCCGTTGGCGAAGTGGTACGTCAGCAGGGTTTTGTTCCAGCGGTCAGCCGCCCAGCGTCCAGTCCACTGCATCACCTTGGCGAAGTCCTTGATTGCACCACGCCGCAGGTGCGGCACTGATTCAGATACTACGCTGATTTCGGTCTTGGCTTTTGCGGCTATGTTGATAAGCACTGCAAGGATGGCGATGGTCTTGCCCGCAGATGTTCCGCCCTGAATCACCTTCTTCCGAGCGGCCACCTGCCGAATGCGTTTAATCGCTGTTGTGTATTTGAACGTCATTTGCAGTCAGGACAGGATTCGAACCTGTACACTCTCGATGAGTTAAGTAGCTTTTTAAAGCAAATCCTATTTCAACCTATGCGTCTACCATTCCGCCACCTGACTGTTTAGTTTTTACAATCTCTCAAGTTTTTCGTTGATGGCATCAGCAATAAACTTACCGAGTTCATCTTGAAATTCTGAAGCATCTTTTATTGTTGGAAACATATGTTGAATCGCACCCCACCCACGTATTGATATAACCTCATTGACAACCTCATATGTCTTATCTGGAAAGTCATTGATTTGGGCAATCATTTGATTGCCTTCTTTAGAGTTACCCCAAATGTAACCACCGCCCCATTCGTCATATTTCGCATGACCGATGAATTGTTTGATTTCTTTTGTGTATTTTATTTTGGTTTAGTTTAGGTTACAAATATATCTACTTTTCAGCTTTAATCTTCTCAATGTAAACGACCGCATCCATCAACTCCTCTTGCAGATGCTGAATCCACTCGGCGAAGGTCAGGTCATCGCGCTCCATTGTCGTGCCGTACTTCCGCTTGCCCTCTTCCGCTCTTGTCCGAAATTGGTCAATAACTGATTCGACTATCTTGTCACTCACGCGAACAAAAATTGATGCAGTTCTTCAACCGTGCGGCATACTTCATTGCCATCCGCGTCCCACATCTGCAACTGGTCACGCCTGCCAAAGTCCTTCTCGTACATCCACCAAGTCAAGCACTCGTACTGGTCTTGATTAAATACGTGCTTCAACAGCAGTTCGATGACTTCTTGTGCGCTCTCTCTAAATTCGGTCAGGTCGATACCAAGTTTGTAAGCCGCCCGTGTTCTTTCGTTGTCCGCATCCATTAAGTTCAGCAGGTGCGTTAGTTCAGGTAGGGTCATAGTTCGTCATTAAATAGCGGCTGTTCGATGTGTACCTTCTGCTCTTGCTTGTCCACAAGGTTGTTCAGGCGTTGCGTGATGCTTGGATTGTACTGCCCAACCATACCGCCTTCGATTTGGTCTTGGCGTATACAACGGCGAATGCGTGAACAGACGCTTAAATAATCTGAATAGTTGCCGCCTGTGTTTGCGAAGTAATGTTCAAGCCCGCCAATAATATTTTGCTCTTCGCACCAATTCTCAAAGCCTTCCAAAGTCAACGGTCTTTCCAGCGGTTCTTGCTTTTGCTCGCCATCCTTACCCACAAACACGGTCTTGATTCGCGGATTGCTTTTGACCTCGTGTGCATAGGTCTGAAAGTATTGCCACATCAATTCAGGCGTTTGTATGTACTTGTGCTTGCTCATACCTCAACGCTGTTCATTATGTCGATTATCTTCTCGCAAATCGCCACCTTCGCGTGCAATGCATTGGGTGCATCGCAGTCGTTCAATGAATCCAATATGTTGGCCATATCGGTCATAAGCGCGCCAATGTTCACGAGCTTGCTCATATGCAAGTCGTGTTCTTCTTGTTTGCTATTTTTCGTCAAGTTCGCCAAGTTCTTTCAGTTTATTTCGTGACCATCCCAATGCGGCCTTTCCGCCCCAAAGCAGGTAGCTGATATATCCGCAGTCGCTGTTTGAATCTGCGTTGTCGTAGTACGTTTCAGCACGGCTCAGGTAGCTGTGCATCCGCTTGATGGTTTCAAGGCTGATGCCTTCGCCTGATGCTAATTGCCGCGCCCTGACCTTGCCAGTTTGGGTTGCGCACTTGTTGCCGTTGCGCTCGTTTAGCTCTATGCCGCGCCTCGCATTGTTCCTAACGCCCTGACCGTAATCCGCGTAGGTGTCAGCAAACTTCTGCGATGTAAACTGCCCGGCACATACAGCCATGCGCTGTGCTGCATCCGGGAACTCAGCAACGGTTGTGCTGTCCCCCATGCACCGATCAATGAACTCGGCTTGGCTCTCTCCTGGCGATGGCTTAGGTAGTGGCATTGATGCTGATGGGTTTAGCTTCGTGTTGCTTGTCGATGATGCTGTACATCCTGGTCAGTGCTTCCACAACGCACCCACTGCACCACCAGTTCACCGGTCCATAGCCAAGATGCTCGTTGATCTTGGCCAGGCGGTTCACGTCATCGGGTGGGATTCGCAACGTCTGCGACGCCTGGTACCTTTCCAGGTGAACGCGAAGCGCCATGGCTTCCAGCATTTGTTCGGTGTTCAGATCTTGCATAGTTGTACGATTGCGACCGCTGCACCCGAGGATGCCAGGCCTATCACTAAACAAATATACGGAAAGAAAAAAAGTGCAATAAGAAAGCCAATCCAAAATGCCAAACACGTCATGCAGTTCAGTGGCTTCATCTTGAAGGCTTGCAATTTGTAGCACCAACTCGGTAGCGCTCGGACCCTGGTCACGGCGATGGATGCTAGTGCGGCGATGATGATGATGATCAGTGCGTTCATAGGTTTAATTCAATGGCTCGTTTTAATCGCTCTTTGATCTTCTCCACGCTGTAGCAGATCGACCTGTATGGTATCCCTGTCTCCCGGCTCAGCAGCTTCATGTTCCATGTCTTCATGTGTTCCAGCAGCAGGGTCTTGTCGTACGGAAATTCTCCCGGCTTGTGCCAACGATCCATCTCCGCTACACATGACTGCCATAGAACGTCAACGGTTGTGTCATAGTTCTCGTCGGCTTGATCGTGAGTGTTTTGGTCGTACTGCAGTCGTTCCTCCAGGTGCCGGTACTTCTGAGAGAATGGTGACTTGTGGCCGCGGTATAGGTTGATCGCCATCCGGACGGTGTAGAAGTGTAGGTAGCCCTGGCTGTGCATTGCTTCGATCTTTGCCGGCGGTTTCTCCAGGAGTGCAATCGCAATTTCCTGAGCCAGGTCCTGGCGATAGTTAGCACTCGCGATGTTGCCCGCGATCTTAGCGATTGTACCATCTTCAACCATTTGTCGTATGACTTCGCTTGCATCCACATTGTGGGCAAATATAGTCAGGGTCTTCGATTGTTTCTATGAATTTGAAGCGCCGGTCATTATTGTGCAACGCCCAGTCCACGACCTGTACCCCGTGATAAACGCTCGTGTGGTTGCGGTTTAACAATATGCCAATGGCTGACAGGCTGTATTTGTAGTGATGCTTGCGATACAGGTACCACATAAGCGCGTGCCTCGCTCGCGTAACTTCGGCCTTGCGATTGCCTGTGCAAATCTCCTCAAATGTCACGCCTGTAAAGGCTTCCATGCGATTGGCGATTTCAGTGATGAAGGTTGGTGTTTTCATATATTTAGGGTTTCTTTGAACTGCTCAAAACTGCGGATGATGTAGTAGCGGTAGCCGGCCGCTTCGATTGTTTCCTGCCATCGCTTTTGCACTTCCGACTGTCTTCCAGTGATGGTCTTGAATTCGATTGCGATCAAGCCAGTGTCGCTCAGGTACATCATATCCGCAACGCCCGGCACGACGCCCATGGATTGATTGATGACTGCACGGATCTTGTTGTCGCTGTTGTTGTTTACCGTGAATAGTCGGCCGCGCTCGTTCGGGTAGTTGTTCCAGTGGTAGAGGAAGCACTGCG